TGGCCACAGTCAAACATTTGGGTTAATGATGCCCACTGGCCACTGTATGCTTTCTGGAGTCAACTACAGGCCAGAGGCACCGAAATGGCAAAAGAACTAGAAGACATAAAATATCAAACACTGGCATATCCTGATGCACAAAGAGAACTTTTTAAAAACGCCAAACTGGGTTTAGAGTCATCAGATGAGTACGAAGCAGCCAAAAACTTTTATATTGTTAACAAATGCGGATTCTCAGGACTTGCTTCTACATTCTCACAACAAGCATATGATGGTAACTTTACACTGAACAATATAAAAAAATTAAGAACAGTAGAAACGTTGATACAAGAATGGTCAATTACCAATCATGATTATCGAGATGTGATATATGGTGTATGGGGCGACATAGAAAAAGAACAATTTACGTTTCTAGATCCTCCATATGATATAAAATCTAATCTATATGGCAAAGATGGGAAATGGCACAAAGGATTTGATCATGTTGAATTTCATAAACAAGTGCAAGAAATACCAGGCGATTGGATGATAACTTACAATTCGAATAAAAACATATTAGACATGTGGGATTCATTCACACTGTTAGAATGGGATTTGACTTACACCATGAGAAGCACTGGCACATATAACCAAGATCAGAAACAGAGAAAAGAGTTGTTGATAACCAATTACAAAAGTGATATAATAGAATAATGGCAGACTACACATCAGACTTACAGAAACTATTTTTAGAAATGTTTCTAGCAGACGCAGAATCATTTGTGCGAGCACAAAATATTTTTAGATACGATCACTATGATATGTCGTTGCGTGAACCTGCAAAGTTTGTGTATGAGTATGCACAAGAGTACAAAACACTGCCAGATGTTGAAATGGTCAATGCAAAAACTGGTTCACAACTACAGTCAGCCTCAGACATTGATCCAAAACATTTTGATTGGTTCCTTGATGAGTATGAAAGATTTGCAAGACACAAAGAATTAGAATCTGCCATACTTGCTTCCGCAGACATGTTAGAAAAAGGTGACTATGGTTCTGTAGAAGAAAAAATTAAGAAAGCAGTACAAATTGGATTGACCAAAGATATGGGTCTTGATTATTTTGATGATCCAAAAGCAAGACTACAAGCACTGAAAGACAACAATGGTGTGATGCCAACTGGTTGGAAAAACTTTGATAAGAAACTGTTTGGCGGATTCAACAGAGGCGAACTGAATATATTTGCAGGAGGTTCAGGCGCAGGTAAGAGTTTGTTCTTGCAGAATCTTGCAGTAAACTATGCAGAGCAAGGCATGAACTGTGTGTACATAACATTGGAGTTGAGTGAGAATCTTACTGCAATGAGAATGGATGCTATGATGACTGATACTCCTGCTAGAGACATATTCAAAGATTTAGACACACTGGATCTAAAAGTTAAAATGAAAGCCAAGACTACAGGCAAAGTTAGAATCAAATACATTGCCAGTGGAGCAACTGCTATTGATATTAGAACATATATTAAAGAGTTTGAAATACAGCATGGCGTACCGTGTGATGTGGTGCTGATTGATTACTTGGACTTACTGATGCCAATGAACAAACGTGTATCGCCAAGTGATCTATTTGTAAAAGACAAGTATGTGTCTGAAGAGTTAAGAAACTTAGCAGTGGATCTAAACTCCATATTGATAACAGCATCTCAGTTGAACAGAGCGAGTGTTGAAGAAATAGAATTTGATCATTCGCACATCAGTGGTGGACTGAGCAAGATACAAACAGCAGACAATGTGATTGGTATCTTTACGTCTCGAGCGATGAGAGAGCGTGGCAAGTATCAGATACAGTTTATGAAAACAAGATCCAGTTCTGGTGTTGGACACAAAGTAGATTTGGAGTTCAACGTGGACACACTGAGAATACTTGACTTAGCAGAAGATGAAGAATATCAATCATTTAAAAAACAAGCGCCTTCTATATACAGCAATTTAAAAAGAACATCTACTGTAACAGCAGAACCAAAAGAAGAACACAAAGCCAGTGGCGATGACATAGGTAAAGTTAAAGCCAACATAGAAGGTTCCAAGATAAAACAATTGATACAAAATTTAGGCAAAGAATAGATAGATAGTTGTATGACTTATGTTGTCGGCGAAGAGTGTATTAAATGCAAACACACTGACTGTGTAGAAGTTTGTCCTGTTGATTGTTTCTATGAAGGCAAAAATACTCTAGTAATAAATCCAGATGAGTGTATTGACTGTGGAGTGTGTGAGCCTGAGTGTCCTGTGGGAGCAATTTTGCCTGACACAGTTGCTGGAACAGAATTAGAGTATTGGATGAAGTTTAATGCAGAACGTTCCGAGATATGGCCTGTAATTACAAAGAAGAAAGATCCATTACCTGAATCAGAAGAATACTCACCAGACAACTACAAAGAGTCTAAGAAAGAATTACTGATCGACGAGCCTTGGGAAGATTAACTATAGAACTTATCAATTGGTAAGACTTCCGATTCAATCACTTCAATATAATCTGAATTGTTAAGATGTTTAATTCTTCCAACACCTCGTATTACATCATGATCCGAATATGGAAATGGTTTGTTGATTGTTAAGTCCACATAATAGCCGTTGTCTATTCCTAAGGTAACAAATGTTACATACTTTTTATTTCCGGCTTTGTAGACCCGTCCATTTGCAATTAAACCGGCGAATTCGATACGATCGAGATACAGATGTCTTGTATAAAAGCCTGGTAGAAACTTTGGATCAGACCACCATCCGTATTTTTTGTATTGCCAGACAGGATCATCAAACTTGTCAGACTTAGATATAGTAGTTGGTGTTAGTCCTGCTCTTTTGGCTTCTGTTTTGTATACCCAACGTTTGTACGATCCATGACAGTGTTTAAGTGCCGCTGACCAAAAACCTTTTTGGTTGTGTGCTTTTTGGTAAGCCAGTGCCCATATGAGTCTGCCTAGGTTTACAGCGTGTGCTCTGCATAATCCAAATCCACTTAACTCTTGCAGTGATCGAAACACTTCGTCTTTGCGTGGATGATCTCCTAGTCGAGTCATAAACTCCATTACCTTTTCTTCATTCTTTTTGGCAAATGCTCTGCGATACATGTCTGCTTCATAGAAGTCACACCCGATTAATTTTGCAATTTGGACAATGGCATCATCTTCACACACCACAACGTCTGAAACTCTGTCAGCAGTCCAGTCACTGAAGAAAGCGGCTTTGCGTCTGCCTTGCATTGCTACCGGTCTGATCAGTGCTGTAGCAAACACACAATCAAGCATTGACTGTGGGCGTATTGCTCGGAACAGTCTTCTCATGGCTGGAGATTCTCCCTGGGTAACCCCCAACACGTCTCCCCGACTCAACAAAGACGAAGTAGCCTCGTCTATCTCTGGATATTCGAATAATTTTATTTGTGGATCGATGTCTATCAATTGACTCAGTCCCCTGTTGGATAGGATGTCCACTTTCAGATGTTCGAGATCCGCGACCTCGTTTTTGTCCAACAGTATTTGATTTGTTTGTGATATTAAAGATTTTGGTAATTGCCTTGTAAACATTAAGATGCCTCCACAGTGTTTTGATATACATTTCTTTTTGCCTTTCAATTTGCGTTCTATTCGTTTTGCCTCTACTGGGTCAATGCCTAGTGATTCGTATGTGAACTTCCTGGGCAGTCTGCCTTTGTGCCCTAGTCGTTTTGCCGCTTCACGTTTGGCTGACTTGTCTTGATACAGAACATAGTTCGATATCCTTGCTGACTTGCCAGGCCACTTCTTAAAGATGCGATTCATAACTTCTTCTTGTCTGTAATGTGGATAGTCAATATCAACATCAGGTAAGTCATCTCGCTTAGGGTTAAGAAAACGTGCCACAGGAATGTCCCATTCGATAGGATTGACGTCAGTGATTCCCATAAGGTAACACACCAGAGAAGAACCAGCAGACCCTCGAGTCATATGAGGTATGTCTTGGGTAAGATCTAATATATCTCGGATTTGACAAAAGTAGTCAGTGAACCTAAGTGAGAGTATGATCTCAAATTCTTCTGCTAAACGTTCTTGATATTCTGGTTGTGAAGGACATGTGCGTGTGAAACGCGATGTTAGTCTGTCTATTTGTTCTAGCGCCTTTACGTCTTCCATGTTTTTGCCTTTGCTTTGTGTTGCCTTGTGCGTTTGAAGGTTTTTCAAACAGCAATCATATTTATCTTTTTACAGATTTGAAAATAAAAAAATTGGTTTAGGAAACTGTAATGGCAGTCACATCGTGGTTTGCGTGATACCATTTAAGAAACTTTATCTCGCGATACTCACCCCAAGTTATTATCACTATGCGTGATGCTGACTCATTTGCTTCATCCAAATCATCATCTACATTTACAAGATTCGCATCGTATGTGCCAGCACCAGTGAATGGTGTAGTTGATGAGTCGTCAACTTGTAGTTCTGATTCGCCCCACTCAACCATCGTAACAGCAGTTGGATTTTGTGCAAAGTAATATGTGTGCTGTGCAGTCGAATCATACTCAGCATTGTGTGTATCACCAGTATAAGTCATAACAAGTTGATTGTTTGAATTTTTTGTAAAGTACCAACGCCATTCGGCGTTGTGATCTCCCACAATCACTGGTCGATAGTGAGCACCTGCTTCTTCCTTGGAACTGTCTGTTGGATAATGAATTGTTCCAAACCAAACATTGTAGTCGCCATCGTAGGCACGAGTTTTATACCAAGAAAGCAGTTGTCTAAGAGTTGATGTTCCGCCTTGAACAACATTGTTGTAATCAAACTGTGTAGTCACAATTA